CAAGCTTCCAAATCTAAATGAGTTGGCTTATAATCAGCCGATCCTATCTTTACGATAGTCATTGGATTGATCATATTTACGGCTTGTACATACTTAGCCTCTCTCAATTGATCAAACAACATTAGTTGCCTAAAAATACAAACCGGCAAACCGGTTCCACGAATTTCATACGGACTGATTTTACGAGACAAATGATGTATATGGAAATTATCCAATACAATATTTTCCCCTCGTTTTACTGCGTCAATAATATATTGATTAAGTTGTTTTTTCTGCTCTAAATCTGCTGGACGATTTGAATTGATAATGCGTTTCAAATTTTCGTCGGGACGCATCATAATAATGGGCTCATTAGCCACTACGGTACGCTTCACGATCATATAGTCAGGATTTTCGAGTAATAATCTACTCCACATTCCCTTGTTATTGTCTAGTTCGCCATAAACAAATGCCTCGCCTAGAAGGAAATATTCTTGAGCAATTTGAGTGCAGATATTGATCAGATCTAAATTTTCGATCATTTCATCGAAAAATTGCTGAATTTCTGCATTTTTGCATTTGATACTCAATTTACTGATTGGATATGTGCTATGTAAATTGATAGCATTATGCACAAAAGGATTGAGTGCATAGAAACTACGGCACCAGGCATTGATGGTAACGCGATCTCTAGGTAAATTGAGATTACTATTTAGCCATAGGGGCGAATAGACTTGCGGTACCTGTTTGACTGAATCGCCCATCCCACCTCTATAATTAGAACCAGGGCCAAGGCCTCCATCTAAAAATTGTCCTCCGCTCAATACCTGAGCATGTTTGGCTATGCGTACCGAGGCCACCACATTAGCGTTAGCAGTCTCACCAGATGCTAAATTGGTAGCGCTGCCATCACGGTAAATACCGGATGTCACATCATCAGCCAACATATTCCGACGCTCCTGAGAAACTGAATTGGCTACCAGAGCACTAATTTGGGGCGGTTGGGAGGCTTTATTTTCCAAATATTTCTCTGAATTTGACTTGACGAACTTATTCAACTGGGATTACCTCTTACAAAATGCCGCAAGAGCCCTATATCCAAGATGATCAAAATTTTCTGGAAATATAGGCCCCAAGCACGGGAGGTTGTTCTTTTTGTCCTGACATAAAACTACTATTACCCTTGGTTGTGAATCCTTTGGTAACATGGAATTTGTAAGCAAGATACGCATTCAATAATGCAGCTAGACCATCATTTGGCGTGCTGCCCTTTACATAATGAATTTGCGGGTCTCCTGATCTAGAAATAGATGGTTTGATATCCATACTAGAACAATGTTGTACTAGCCAAGCAATTTTTTCATAACTGCCATATGGAAATTTCACTTCGCCCCGTTTTAGTTTGTCAAACAATTCGGCCAAATAAAAGTCTTTCTCAAAGATAATTTCTTTTGGAAATGTGTCTTTACTAAATTTTATCTTGTCATTGATTTTATTATGAGTCCGAGAAACCAAATAACGATCTCCATAAATATTAGCAAGAATTTCAGAAAAATCATTTGAAAATCCAATATCGCCCACCGCAAGTCTAACATTGTAGCGTCGCATAATCTGATCAATAGCGGATTTTTTACTCTCTACGTCGTTATACCTAAATTTAGTGGCATACTCAATAGAAAGAATGGTTGGAGTGCGAGGTACAATTAGAACCGCACTGCTGAATGATTGCCCCCTATCCTTGTATTTTTCCGGATTAGCAATAGCTTCCAAATCTGATTTGGCGCCATAGTCAATTCCCAAAAAAGCAACCATATCATCGGCGGGGGTGATTTGATTACGCATTTTTCTGCCAGGCTCACCACACTGTTCTCGAATCTCTTCGGCAGTAATTGGTGTGGATTCGCCGTGATAAAACTCTCCTAATACTTCGTTTTTGTAAGCTCGTTCGGTTTGAGTGGGATGGATTCCTGGCTTATTAGCGAGAATTTTTTCTTTGGTTAGATACGGCATAAATAATTGGTTGATGTGAAAACCAACATATAAACATTCATTGATGTCCTTGGTAGGAATCCATTTTCCCCGCTCAGCCGCTTCCCTCTTGTCTTGTTCGTGATTACAATGAGTGCATTTTACGATGTAATCATAAAGCCAAATTTTTTCCCAATCATCAGTTTCCGGAGTATAAAGTGGGAAATGTTTCTTGCAAGATTCGCATCCCAAATAATAATATTGTTGCGAGGATGCCAGCCAGCGTTTGTGAAAATAAGAGCCCTTACGCTTTGGGGTGCCGAAAAACACTTGAACCCCAACACCTTCAGGGCCATACTTAGCGGCAGTGAGAATTTTGACCGCGTTGTTGATAGCCTCTTCAGTCATATCCTGTACTTCATCAAAAAAGAAAATATCAGCCGTTCGACCGCGGAGGCGGTCTGCATCAATTCCGGTTGAATCTACACGAATAGTATTGCCATTGACAAACTGCTTGAACCCCAATGAATCTCCGGAATCACTATTTCTGTCCAATAGCGCCTGCATATATGATTCTAATTTCTTAGCTTTTTTGTCCGGATTCATAATAATAGAACCGCTAATCATTGGATCGAGTTTGGTTTTAGTGTAATCAGCGGCCATTGCCAATTGAGGAAAGGCGTGTATAATACGAGCGGGAGGTTTTTCAGCAGCCCCAAAAATACCAGAACCAGTAAAATACATTTCTAGAACAGCGGCCATAATCGTTCCACCAACCTGGCGTCCTTTGACCATAACTACCGGTTTTGCGTCCTTCTCTAAGGCTTTGACGCCAATATAACGATAGGCATCACTAAAGGGCTTAAATCCATTTCCGTGTAATCGGAACGGCGAACCTTCTAAGGTAAGATATTTTTCTGCAAAACCAACGGGGTCTAATTTAAGAACATTTTCTTTGAAAAGAGAAAATAATTCTTCCTTGGGTGTCAAGTGAGATGAATGAACTGGCATAAATAATTACTTTACTTTGGATGGCATCAAAATATGCCACGCGTCTCGATTAGAGGCATCTATATCCTCCTCATCAAAATGATGCAACTTGCCCAAAGAATCAGCATTTGATTCAACATCTGGATATTTTCGTTTGACTTCTACATTTTTATCATTGAGATATTTGAGAAGCGCAGGATCATCCCAATCCGCATCACCAACATCAAAACGATGAATGGATTTTATTCGTTCAATAAGCGAAGGGATTGGTAAATTTCCACGACTATCTTCGATACAATTGTTAATGGTTGATTTAATTTGAGGACATTTACTAAACATAGCAACTTGCTCTGATGAATCGTTAGCCTTTTTTATTTGTTCTGCCTGCGCTTTTACTTGTTTCCAATAAGCGCTGATACCACTTCTTTCTTGCATATCTTCGACCGCAGCTTCTACTGTGGGGTATTTGGATTTGTTTCCCATAATAGAAGAAATTTGATCATAAAGGGAGCGTTGCTCTACCTCTTTACGAGATTCTACGCTACTTTTTTCTAAATTTTTAGCAAAATCGCGAAGCCAAGAAGGTTCTGTTGAAGAATCTTCTACCGAATAAGATTCTCGTGTAATGAGTGGTAAGGTGCGATAAGAGTATTTTTTCATTATGATTAGACCTGATAATTCGGCATCCAATCGTAATTTTCTGGCGATCTCTGATCGACCGTCGCCGTATCAGTTGAAAATCCACGATCTTGACGAAAATAGTGTCCCATATCTTCGAGGAGTTGAATCAATTCTGCTTGCTCGCGCTTGTCTAGATTGTATTCTTTTACTTGTCTAGAAAATAATTCTTCAATATCTTTGCCAGCTGATACCGCACCGTTAGCGCATACTCTTGCGATTCTAGAGATCAAAAGAGGCACAGTAATCACAATACCATCAATGCGAGTAGCTTTTTGACCCTCTTTTACCAAACTAAAAGATTCTTCGCTCTTTTTCTTTCTCTTATGTTTCTTACTTACTTTTTCATATCGATCGTGTAGTCTAGCAATACCATCATCTACTTTGGAACGAATTTCTTCGATTTTATTAGCATCCAATTTTCCATCTAAATCTGCACACATTGCATCTGAAATACTATCATCCAGCTTTTCCATATACCGAACAGCACGCTCGATACCGCTCTCATCATAACCTGAATGCTTTGGAACACCATTCAAAAGTTCTTTGATTTTGGAGAAAACCGAATCAGTACCCTTTTCGACCAAATGTTTCAAATCAAACTTGTCTTTCTCTTTTACTTTTGATTTCTTAGAATCCTTGGAATCAGAGACTTCCATGAAAGCAGCGTTTCCCTGATCCACATCAGATACTTCTAATTCTTTTTCTCTTGTCGGATCTAATTGAACTACACCAGGTAAATCTTGAACTACAATCTCCAAATT